ACAGGAAAAGTAATGTGCTTACAGTTCAAGCAATGATAGCGGAATCGGAAAACGCTGAAAAAAGCGGCAAAAAAGCCGATGAGTTTAAATTCATGGATACCGTTCTGAGAACGCTTACAAATTCGAAAACTGTCGACGAGATTAATAGTCTTGATCTTCCTTTGCCGGAGTATAAGACGATATTCAACGCAGTAATGGCCGCGTGCTCCCTTCAGACGCTTGAAGAGTTTGAGGAAAGCCAGAAACGATTTCAATAATAAAACAGAATATTGGTACGACTTATTTGACGATTGGGAGCTTATAGAAGCGTCGTTTGCCGCTCAGTATAACATACGACTGAGAAATGAGGAAAACATGTCCTGGCCTGAATTCTGCGCTTTACTGTCCGGTATCATGCCGGACACTCCGCTGGGGCAGATCGTTTCAATACGTTCTGAAAAGGACCCGAAAATTATAAAGGGATTTAATAAGGAACAAAAGAAAATACGCTCCGATTGGCAAAAGAGAAAATCAAAGCAAAGAAAAATGGACAAAGGAACTTATGCTAAGTACTGGGCCACTTTTCAGGAAATGGCAAAAGCGGCCTTTTCTAAATAGAAAGGAGGTATCTGATTGGGAACTAATGTGGGTATTATCGACCTGGGATTATCCGTTAATAAACGAATGTTTAACAAGCAGTTAAGCGGGATAGCGGGAAGCGCTAAAAGCAGCGTTATGTCAGCGTTTAAGCCTCTCGGAAAGATGATAGGAACTGCTCTTGGAACTGCCGCCGTCGCAGGATTTACGAAATCCTGTCTTTCCTTAGGCTCCGACCTTGCGGAGGTACAAAACGTTGTAGACGTAACCTTTAAATCTATGAGCTCGGGGATTAACAGCTTCGCTCAAACCGCAATAACCCAGTTCGGACTGTCAGAAACCGCCGCCAAGAAGTATTCGGGAACGTTCGGCGCAATGTCAAAGGCTATGGGACTTTCAGAATCGGCCGCATACGAAATGTCTACGGCCGTTACAGGGCTTACCGGAGACGTTGCGTCGTTTTTCAATCTTTCGGCTGATGAAGCGTATACAAAGCTCAAATCAATATGGACGGGCGAAACGGAAACGCTTAAAGACTTAGGCGTCGTTATGACGCAGACCGCACTTGATAATTACGCCTTGAACAACGGCTTCGGCAAGACCACCAAGAACATGACGGAACAGGAGAAGCTTATGCTGAGATACCGATATGTCATGTCGTCGCTGTCTGACGCTCAAGGCGACTTCGCCCGTACTCAGGACAGTTGGGCAAACCAAACAAGGGTACTAAGCTTACAGTTTGAAAGCTTAAAGGCGACGCTTGGGCAGGGCTTTATAAACGTTTTTACTCCTATTTTAAAGGGATTAAATATGCTTCTCGGCAAACTGCAAACAGTGGCTAACGCGTTTAAAAGCTTCACTAACGGACTTATGAATAAGGACGGTATAGAATCGGCGTTGTCGGGCGGTACCACAGAAGCGGCGTCGTTGGGCGCGGGAATAGCCGACGCCGGAGACGAAGCGGTAACGGCGGCTAAGAAAGCCAAAAAAGCTTTAGCCGGTTTTGACGAGATAAACACATTAAGCTTCGGCGATTCCGAAGACAGTGCGGCTTCAGATGTCGGAGCTGGTTCCGGCAGTATTGATTTAAGCGGTATCAACGAGGCGAACAGCGCCGTTGACAGTATGGCTGAAAATATGGGGAAAAAATTCAGAGGCGTTATAAATTCTGTGGGAAATCATTTTAAAAAGGTTTTTGGATCGCTTAAGAAATGGGGAACTGTAAACTTTGCCCCTATATTTTCGGGAATATTTGACGGTTTATCAAAGAACGCCGCTACACTAATGCAGACATTAGAAGGAATATTTGCTGATATTCAGACTTTGGGAGAACCTCTTAAAGAGTATTTTGCCGGAGACTTTACTATTTATTTACAGGCGGTTTTTTCGAATCTTGGAATAATTATAAACGGTTTATTTGACACGTTTAATACGGTGTTTTCAGATATATGGAATCTTGCAGTTTTCCCTATGCTCCAAAACTTTATAATTTTAGGTCTTCCCGTTATAACACAGTTTGCGACGGAGTGCTGGAATACTCTCGGAACGCTTTTCACAGAAATAAAAGAAATCTTTGATACCCTGTGGTCCGAGGGGGTAACACCTGCGCTTTCGCTGATTTCTAAAGTGTGGGAGGGTCTTTTACAGTCCATGTCAGACTTCTGGGCGAAATGGGGAGCGCCCATATTTAGTAATTTTAGGACAGCTATAAGAAAAACGGGCGATACGCTGCAAAATATATGGGGTAGCATTTTAAAGCCGATTTGGGATAATATCATGAAGGTTGTAGATGAATTATGGACCGCTCATCTTAAACCTCTTGTCGATAATTTCCTTGATTTTGTGGGAGAATTTGTAAACGGCGCTTTAGAAATTTATAATAAGTTTATATCTCCTGTTGTGAATTGGTTAGTTAATGTTTTCGGTCCTCCTGTATCAAAGGTTTTTAATACAATTGTAGATACTGTGGGTAAAATGGTAGGAAACATTGTCGATGCCGTTAGTGGTATTATAACCGCATTAAAAGGTGTGGTACAGTTTGTTTCCGGAGTATTTAGCGGCGATTGGGGGAAAGCATGGGAAGGTATCAAAAATATATTTAAAGGCGTATGGGACGCGCTGGTATCAATTATAAAAACGCCTATAAATGCTGTTATAGGTTTGATTAACGGCATGCTTTCAGCTATTGTCGGAGCAGTTAATGCTGTAATTCGTGCGCTGAATACCATAAGTTTCGATATACCCGATTGGGTTCCGGGAATAGGGGGAATGCATTTCGGTTTTGACTTCGGAGAGCTTACACCTCCGCAAATTCCGTATCTTGCCAAAGGCGGACTTGCATATCAGCCGACGCTTGCAATGGTAGGAGACAACAAAAACGCCCGGACGGATCCGGAGGTTATTTCGCCTCTGTCAAAGCTGCAAGGGATCATATCCCAAAGCGGCGGAAACGGCAACGACCGTATATACGAACTGCTGATGAAAATATATGAGCTGCTCAGACAGCTTGACCTTGTCGCGCAGTTCAATATTGACGGGCGTATGCTCGAGGAGGTAATCATACAGCTTATGAATAAAAACTCATTTATAACAAACGGAAGGTGATGGGATGAATTTAATTAAAATCGGGAGCTATAATACGCCGCCGCCTGTATCATATTCTGTTACGGCTTCCGATCTTGACAGCTCTGAAAGCGGCAGAAGCGAATCGGGGTATATGTCAAGAGAACGTATAAGAGGCGGCGTTAAAAAACTAAACGCGACATGGAGGGTTACAACAGACGAGCTGCTGGCGCTTACCTCCGCTATTTCAGCGCCGGCGTTGAACGTTACCTTTTTCTTTCCTGCAAACGGTTATTATGCTGAAAACGTAACTATGTATGCAGGGGACAGATCGCTTAATCTGATAACAAATATTGACGGGGAAAATGCGGCTCAATGGGAATTCAGCGTTAATTTTATCGAATATTAAGGAGGTTTTATGTATAAGGTAAGCGACGAATGCAGAGCGATTCTGAACAGTCCCGACAGAACTACAGATTTTTACTGTCAGGTTACATTTCCCGGCGGAAGCTTAAGGAGAATAGGCAGCGAGAATATAAAAAGCGGTACTGCCTATGTAAAAAGCAAGTGCGTAAGCGGCTCGGATTTCGAGCTGGGCGCCGTATGCATAGGAGAATTCGGCGTATCTCTTTTAGACGACAATATTGACAGCGGGAATTATCAGGGGGCGGTTATTCGCCCCTTTTGCTGCGTAAGACTTTCCGACGGTACTTTTGAAGAGATTCCCATGGGAGTTTTCAACGTTACCGAAATAAGCGTTCCGGATAGCCGCACTACAAAGCTGGTATGCTATGACGATATGGTCAAGTTTGACAAGGATTTTATTCCGCCGTACGGCGACGGTTCCGTGTTTGACATTCCGGTTACATTGTGGCTCGGGCATATAGGCAATAACTGCGGCGTTGCCGTATCGGAGGAAAGCTTATACAATATTTCCGGTATGAGCAACGGCGGCAGGACAATGGGTTTTGCGACAGCCGCCCCGTGCAACAAGGATATTAAAACTTTTCGCGACGTTCTGACAATGATAACGCAGCTTTTATGCGCATGCGCGGTCATAAACAGAAAAGGCGAGCTTGAAATCATTAACTTTGACCGCAGATATTCCGAGGCGTATCCGGATTATGCAAGAATAATAAACGGCAGTCAAAGAAAATCCGCAGCCATAAAGAATAAAAAACTTTATGACGCTGTTTCCGTTTCGCTAACCGGACTTACAGGCGACAAATACAAGCATATATATCCGCCTGAATCCACGTCTGCAAATACGCTTGCCATTGACGACAATCCCATATTGCGGCTTAGTGAAATTAACGTTGTGGAGGAATATTTAAAGGAAATAGCCGACCGTCTTTTTATGCTGACTTATTACGGAGCGGAAGCGGAAATATTCGGTGATCCCACAATAGACGCAGGCGACCATATTCTTTTGACGGGAGGCGCAGCGGGGCAGGGTGTACGAATATTAGTCACAAAAAACGACTGGACTTACAGAGGCTCCCATAAAATAACCAGCGACGCCAGCGTGATACAGGCGAAATCCCGGAAAAATACTACCTCGTCAGGAGGCGGAGGAGATACTCCGGTTTATACCGATCTGCGTAATCAGTATATTTACAGACTTCCTCCGGTTTTTGCCGGAACTCATCAGAAACGGCTCTGCCGTATCAGCTTTCAACCTAAGGAATACGGTTCTCCGGTAGAAATTACGGGGCAGATATGTATTGATATGATTCAGCCCGGCACGGTGACTGTAAATAATTCTATTAACGGATACGACACTAAAATTGCGGTTCAGCAGTATCTTTGCAGGGGACAGCATACGCTTGATATATCCCTTCCTGTCAATACTTCGGAAATTAAAACTTATACGGTTAATTTTTACATACAATGCAGCCACGGACACGGAGAAAGTATAAGCGAGGACTATACAAGAGCTAACGCTTATATAGCGGTAAGAGGGCGCTTTGACGAGCCGAAATTTGAAAGCTTCAGCAGTTGTATAACTACTGTCAGCTATATTGGAACGGCAGCCGCCGGAATACCGGTAATAGATTCGGAGAGTACTTGCAAAGGCGTGGTAGAGTGGGGAGACGGTACGTCGGAGGAATATTCTCCGGCTAAGTCTTACAGCCATACCTACAATGAAATCGGTGATTATACTATGACGGTAGACTGCTATATGGAGAAATTTGTATGCACGGGAAGCGTTTCGTCCATATTGCTTGCCGATTCTGTCAGATCGGTAGACGACGGGGCGTTTGCACAGCAAAATCAACTTCATTTCGTATATATACCGCCTCGTGTAAAGAGCATAGGAAATTATGCTTTTTCCGGAACCATACTTAAAAGCGTATATATTTCTAATGATTGCGAATATTTTCCGGCTTCGTTTCCGGAGGACTGCGCCGTTAGGTTTTATCCGTATATTAACAATGACGGGGAAGGAAAGGATAAAAGCGGAGAATATACGCAAGATACTCAAGCAAAGGTCTGGGTGATACTTCACAGCTTAAACAAAAAGCCGTCGGTTACAGTCATAGACGATACCGGGGCGGTTGTTCTCTGCGATATAGAGTATACGAATGAAAACACTGTCACCCTTAGGTTTTCCGAGCCTACGGCGGGAACGGTTTATTTAAATTAACGCTTGACATATTTTATGAAAAATTGTATAATAATAAAAAAGGGCATACCGATAGACGGTCGCTCCCAAACTTTAGGATTATACAGGATAACCGCTTAAGTTGACAGCTGTGGGCGGTTATCTCTTTTTATTGTCGTTTTGAAATATCTGAATGATATTGCATACAACAAGCGCTAATGTCAGGAAATCGTTCCATGTCATTGGCTTTCACTCCCTTCCGGGAGCAGGATTGACCGCCTACCGTTTTAGGTATGCCTTGATACAAATTATACAATATTATGTAATAAAAGTCAATATTTTACAAAGCGTTCCGTAAGGGGCGCATTTTTTATGTTCAAATTTAAGAAAAGAGGTTTTATTATGAGT